CACCTTCTCGCTGGCCGATCTGTCGACCGCATTTCAGGACCAGATGTCCATGCGGATCCACTACGGCGAGCTCAAAGCGAAGGCCGAGCGCCAGGTCGCCGACTTCAAGCTCAAGCTGGAGGCGGCTGAGAGCCGCGTCTATCGCAACTGCCGCGATGACCTGACGTCGCAGAACGTGAAGGTCACGGAGGCCCTCCTCGAGAAGGAGGTCAACGCTCATCCCGTGATCCAGGCGATCAAGATGGCCATCAACGAGGCCAAGCAGGTGTTCGAGGTCTCCAAGGCCGTCTACGAGGCTTTCGACGATCGTCAGAAGATGCTCATGAGCGCCGGCGCCAAGGACCGCGTCGAGATGGAGGGCGACATCCGGATGGGTGTTGCCACCGCCCGCGACAACTCGGTCAAGTCGACCGCACAGGACATGCTGGAGAAGCGCAAGCAGCTCCTCTCGACGAATGGAGCGGCAGCGTGAAGATCGGTCTCTCTGTGTTCGCCACCGGCTACCTCTCGATCGGCGCCCTGATCCATTGGGCGCTGCTCGGCCCCGTCTTCCAGGTCGGCAGCGTCGCCTCCTGGGGCGTCCTGTTCGCCTGGCCCATCGTCCTGTTCGTGCTGTGTCTGCTGCTCGCTTTCCTGCTCTGGATCGTGATCGGCTCGGTTTTCGCAGCGATCGAATGGCTTGGCCTGCTTCGTCAGGTCAACCGCAACCGGCGCTACGCGCGCTAAAACACTAGACAAAACACGGAGTTAACAGTGAAGCGTCTCGCGACGGGGCTTTTTTGCGCCCTGATTTTACAGTCAGCACTGACAACGGCGGTCGAAGCCCGCCCGCGTCACCATCGGCACCACCACCAGTCCCGCGTGGTGCAGGTGCAGGAGAATGGCCCGAGCTGGCATTCCTTCTTCCACGCCTCCAGCGACGTCGTCAGCCGCGCCCGCAGCTATATGGGCGAATCCGCACGCGAGGTCGGCGTCCGCTCGACGCTGTGGTGCTCGGCATTCTTGCGCAAGGTCACCGGCGCAACCGACGTCGATGACCGCGCGCTGTCCTGGGAGAAGCACCAGCACATCGCGCCGCAGGTCGGCGCCGTCGTCACCATGGGTCGCCGCGGTGGCGGGCATGTCGGCGTGGTCTCCGGCTTCGACGCCAGCGGCAACCCGATCGTGATCAGCGGCAACCACAACAACCGCGTCCGCGAGGCGGTCTACCCGCGCTCCCGCATCCGCGCCTGGGTCTCACCCTCCTGAAAGAATTCGCGTCGCGGTCGACGATTGTTCGATCAAACCGTGACGCGAACGCTATATCGAAATAGCGAAATCGCTAAATAGCGACCGGCAGTTACGATCGAACCCCTGAACCAAAGGAACCAAAGTGCCCACTCTCTCCCCCGAACTCCTCAAGCTTGTGAAGTCCTCGAAGAACAAGCACTCCCGCGCCGGCAAGAGCGTCTCGCTCGGCGAAGGCAAGACCACCATCCGCGTTCTCGCCAATCCCGACGGCAGCCAATTCTGGTTCGACCTCGGCGTCCACTGGATCAAGACCGAAGTGAACGGCAAGCCCGTCGCTGTCGTGGGTTGCCACGACGAGGTCTATGGCCAGCCCTGCCCGATCTGCACCGCGATCGCGAAGGCGACCGAAGCTGCGACCTCGGACGACGAAATCAAGCTGATCAAGGAGTGGAAGGCGAGCAAGACCGTTCTGGTCAACGCTCTCGTCCGTTCCGGCTCGAGCAAGTCGGATGAGCCGCAGGTCGTCGAACTCAAGTCGTCGGTCTGGGGTCAGATCTCCGGCATGATCGCCGAGTATATGGAAGCCGACGTCGACCTGCTCGACCTCACCGCCGGTCAGGACTTCGTCGTCGAGCGTCGCGGTCGCGGCATCGACACCAAGTATACCGTCATGCTCGCCCCGAAGTCGCAGCCGGTCGACAAGGCCGCGCTCGAAGGCATGCACGACCTGAAGGCTTGGGTCGAAGCGCAGTTCTTCCGCGGCGAAGAGACCAAGGCCCTGACCGCGATCGCCCAGGTGTCTGGCATCAACGTCAACGGTCTGGCTCGCATCGCGGCCCCGACCCGCTCGCCCCTGCTGACCAAGCCGGCAACGGTCGTGGAAGACGCCGAAGTGGCGGAGATCGCGGAAACGATCGTCGAGGCCGAGGAGATCGTCGAAGCCGACAACTCCGCCGAGGACGACGACGCCGCGCTCGCCGAAGCCGAAGCCGCTGCTGCGGAAGCTGCTGCACGGGTTGCCGCTGCGAAGCTCGCTGCTGCGAAGAAGGCCGCTGCTGCGAAGGCTGCTGCTGCGCCCGCTGCCGCCGACAAGGCCAAGGCGGAAGCTGCTGCGAAGGCAAAGGCTGCGGCCGAGCTCGCCGCAAAGAAGAAGGCTGCTGCCGAGAGCACGGTCCAGAAGGCCGACGAGTTCAACGCCAACCTGGCGAAGGACGAAATCGACGACCTGCTGGCTGATCTCGACAGCTAAGAGGTTCGAGGCGTCCCCCAGCGTCTCGACTACCGCGCCCTGGTGATGTGCTGTGCCCCCATGCGTCACCAGGGCGCCCCTTTGCCCTTCTTGGAGTTCTCATGAGCCGCGGCCTTCTCCTCATCGACGGCAGCAATATCGCGCATGCCTCGAACAACACCCAGCCTCTCAAGGTCGGCAGCCAGCCCACCCAGGCGATCTTCGGCGTGTTGCGCGCCCTGCGCCCGATGATGTGCGTCTATACGATGCTGACGCCGGTCGTGCTCTGGGACGCCAAGTCCTGGCGCCATCTGGCGTTCGACGAATACAAGGCGAACCGTAACAAGGTTCCGACCAAGCCCCACGAGATCAAGGCGGCAGCGCTGCGCGAGGATCTGAAGAAGCAATTGCCGCTGATCAAGCAGGCGATCCAGCTCCTCGGCGTCAAGCAGATGTCCGCAATCAACTACGAGGCCGATGACCTCGCCGGCATGATCACCGAGCGGCTGGAGCGAACCGGCAAGCGCGCCGTGCTGATCTCCGGCGACAAGGACTGGGTGCAGCTTATCTCGGCAAATACCGCCTGGATCGACCCGATCCGTGATTATAGGCTGACGCTCAAGACGCTGGAGAACAAGCTCGGCGTTCAGAAGGGCAAGCCTGACTTTTCCGTCGTCAAGGACGGAGCAACGACCGAGGGATGGGTTGGAGTTCCCTCGCCGCGCGCGTGGTTGGAGATTAAGGCCCTGATGGGCGACACCTCGGACAACATCCCAGGCGTCGGCAAGATTGGGCCCAAGGGGGCGATCGACTTTGTTCGAGCGTATGGCTCGTTCGCCGCCTTCCTCAACCAGTGCGCGGACAAATCGATCGACACCGCGGCGCTGCCGAAGAACCTGCGCGACCTCGCGGAGTCGGACGAGAAGCAGGAGGCCTTCCGGCGCAACATGCGCCTGATGGACCTGCGCTCGAAAGAGCGGCCGGCGCCGATCGCGCTCAAGACGGTTCACGATCCGTTGGATCGCGCCGCGTTCGAGGCCTTCTGCAAGGCCCACCTCTTCAACTCGATCACCAGCGATCTCGACAACTGGCTCGAGCCGTTCATGCCCCAACCTGCACTGAAAGCCGCTGCCTGATGCCCAAGCTTCCCCCTGACCAGCAAACCGCAATCCTCGAAGGCCATGTCGGCAAGATCGACAAGGCGATGCAGACCCTCGTGCGCGACAGCAAGCGTATGGCCGACGTGCTCGATGCCGACGCCCAGGTGAAGCTCGCGGCCTATATGCACGCCCGCGTCAACGACATGATCGCCGATCTCGGCAAGGCCAAGCGCTCGGTGTTCTCGTTGTCGGCGCCGCCGATCCCCGTGAACGAGATCGTTCTCGCGCCAAATCTGGTCATTCCGGCCGACATGATCATCAACGGCTCGATTGTCGCGACCACGGTTATGCCTCCGATGCGGCCAGTCCCGCAGCCCGCCGCGGACGAAGACGACGAGCTCGCGGCGATCGCGGAGCTCGATGACGACACCAAGCCCCCGCCGCCCAGGACCGCGGCTGCTATGATCGCGGCCGAGCCCGAACCGGTGAACGATCCGCTCAAGCCCCCGCCGCCCGGCAAGTGGCGCAAGCCCACCGGCCGCCTGGTCGGCACGAAAGAACCCGTCTGGGTCGAGACCGACGCTCCGAAGAAGGAGAAAGAGGAAGAGACCGAGAAACCCGACCACACCGGCTTCATCCAAGAAGCCGGGTTCCTGGAAGCCGAATAGGAGAAATCATGGCATCCGCTAAAGACGTTGCGAGCGAACTCGAAAAGCTGATCGGCGCCAATGACGAAGAGGCGACGGTCAAGCAATTCATCGATAGCGGCTATGAGCCGCTCAACTACGCCTTGTGCGGGCGTTGGGACGGCGGCTGGCCTGGTGGTCGCGTCGTCGAAATCTCAGGCCCGCCGAGCGCCGGCAAGACCGCGCTGTCGAGCTGGATGATGGGCAACGTGCAGAAGATGGGCGGTCTAGCCGGCTTTTCCGATCACGAACGGTCGTTCTCGTTTATCCAGGGCGCCAATCTGGGCCTGAACACGGACAAGAACAAGTTCGTCTACAAGAAGCCCGAGACCTACGAGCAGTCGATCTCGATCGCCATTGCGGCCGCAACCCTCATCCGCGAGAAGAAGCTGATCCCGGCAAGCGCGCCGATTGGCTGGGTGTTCGACAGTATGGCCGCGATGGTGCCGCGCGCGGTGCTCTATGACGACAAGGGCAATCTGCGCGACCCCTCGAAGCGCAACATGAAGGACAATCTGGGGCTCGCAGCAGCGAACTCGGCCCACCTTCCGGCGCTCGCGCAGAAGGCCGAGGAACTCGGGATGCTGATCTTCGTGCTCAACCAGCTCCGCATGAAGCCCGGCGTTGTGTATGGCGATCCGGTCTACACGCCCGGCGGCGAGGCGAAGGAGTTCTATTTCAGTCAGCGCATTCGCCTGAAGGCCGTCAAGATCCAGAAGGGCAAGGGCGACGAGGCCGAGGTGCTCGGCAACGAAGTCACAGCCAAGGTGATCAAGAACAAGGTGCATCGGCCGTTCCTCAAGGCGAGCTGGCGCTTCATGTTCCAGAACGACGGCTCCGGTAAATTCGACCGCGAGCGCTCGCTGATCGAATTCCTCGAGGGCGAGGGTCTGCTTAAAGGCGGCCGTCCCGGCTTCGTGGACTGGAAGGGCAAGTCGATCGGCAAGGAAGCGCTCGCTCGCGAGATCGAGAAGGCGAACGCGATCGGCGAGCTCCGCGCACTGCTGCCGGCGAACTACGAACCGCCGGCAGTTGAGGCGGAAGCTGAAGAAGAGGCTGAAGCTGCCTGATGCCGCTGTTTCTGGTCAGGGTCAAACGCTGGACGAGGGTCGTCGAATACGGCGACTTCTCGGTCGAGGCCGGCGATCCTGACCAGGCAAAGGCGATCGCCAAATCAGCGATTGCCGAGGGCGCAACGATAGCCTGGGAGCCGCTTGATATGAAGAACCGCATGCCCGGCGTCACCAGACTAGAGGAGGTCGAAATCCTTGCAAACGGAACAGAGGACATCACCGAGCACTTCTGAGCCCTTCACAAATCAGCCCGAACCGCCTAAGCGTGCAAGTTTTCGCGAAGTGGATAAGGGTGAACTGATGAAGGTGCTCTCGATTTGGAATCCATATGCCATCCTGCTGGTTGGCGGGTTCAAGCTCAACGAGACCAGGCCCTTCCCCTGCCCGCAGGCGATCGTCGGACAGCGGCTCTACATCGCCTCCACCAAGGTCATCACGCCGGCGCAGCGCACGCTGTTCGCCGACGAGAGCTTCCAGTCCTATTACCGAGAGACTGGGCTGCCCGACAAGCTCGAGGACATGAAGAACGGCTTCCTGATCGGTTCGGTCCTGATCCACTCGTCTGATCCCTATGACGAGGAGATCGACGACCCCACCGAAGAGGAGATGCTCTACGGCGACTACCGCCCCGGACGCTATGTCTGGCGCACCCGCGATCCCGAAATGCTTGACGAGCCCGTGCCGGTCAGAGGCCAGCAGGGCATCTGGAACCTTCATGCCGCGACCGTCCTCCCTTTCCGTCCTGTTGAACAAAAAAGGTAGGCGCACCTACGGCGCCTACTACACGCGGCCCGACGGCACGCGCTTCTACATGGCCTGGCGGAAGACCAAGGAGATCTTCCGCTCTGGCGAGGCGGACATCTCCACCGCCATTCGCACCGGCAAGGCCTGCTGGGCGATCGACGAGGAAGACCTGATCAATTGCCGCGCCAACGGCATCAAGTTCGTCGGCGTGATCGACCGCGACAGCGGCGACAAGTATCTGACCGAGCTGGAGCTTTTCTACTCCAAGGCTGCGGTCATGAACTACAGCAGCCGCGGCGGTTCCCTTCAGCGCTATCTGCCGCTCAAGTTCTTCCGGCGCCAGGTCGGTAAAGCAAAATTATAGCGAAGTTCCACGCGCAATCCTGATTTTGCGCGCTATAGTGTAAGTCAGCACTGACGAGCAGAGAGAACAGAGATATGCACCTACACCACCTGCAACACCACGCCGCCGAAGCCTGTCGCCAGGTGTTCGGCGAAGCCAACATGACCTCCAAGCTGGAGCGCGATCTGCGCTTCGCCGAAGAGGCGATCGAGCTCATGGCCGCGCGCGGCCTCGGCTTCAGCCAGGTGCTGAGCCTGATGTGCCACGAATACTTCGAGCGACCGAACATGGGCAAAGGCCCCGGTGAGGTGCCGCAGGAGATCGCCGGCACGCTCGTCACCCTGCTCAACCTCGCGACCGTCAACGAGGTCGACGCCGAAGAGGTGACGCTCAAGGAGCTCGCCCGGATTCTCACGAACAAGGAGAAGATCCGCGCCAAGCACGATGCGAAGCCGCACATCGCGGTGAAGTGCGACGAGGCAGCGTGATCCAGAAGGGTCGCGGCTCCTGGCGCCGCGCCTTCGCTGAGACCGGACTGCTCTTTGGCCTCGGTCTCGGCCTGTTCCTGTCCATCAAACACCTACTGGGGGTCTAAATGGCGAAGTGGCCTTATCTCGTCCTGTCCGACATTCATGCCCACGCCTGGAGCGCGTATTCGACGCGCCTCCCCGATGGGATGAACTCGCGGCTGAAGGTCATCCTGGATGAGATCGTGCGTGCGGCTGACGAGCTCCAGTCCGCCGGCGGTGACACGATCTACATTGCCGGCGACTTCCTGCACACCCGCGGATCGATGGATCCGGAGGTGTTCAATCCGCTGCACAAGACCATCGAAAATCTCGCCTTCGACAATGCCATTCGCGGCATTCCCGGCAATCACGACCTGAAGGACCGTGACACCACGGAACTCGGCAACGCGATCCAGACGCTCGCAGCCATCGACAATGTGGAGATCATCACCAACCGCTCGGGCATGTTCTTCCCCGACCACAGCGTTCTGATGATCCCCTGGCACGGCTCGAAAGATACGCTGCGGGCAACGATCAAGGAGCTTCACGACGCGCACGGCGGCCCTGCGGCGGGTCCCGCAGCGATGGGCGTCATGGATCTAATCATCCACGTCGGCATCGACGGCGTGCTGCAAGGCGTCCCGGATCACGGTCTGAGCCCCGAAGAAGTCGCCTCCTGGGGCTTCCGGCGCGTGTTCGCCGGCGACTACCACAATCACAAGACGGCAAGGTGATCTCGATCGGCGCCACCACCCATCAGCAATGGGGCGATATCGATACCAAGGCTGGCTTTCTGCTCGTCTACGAGGACCGCGTCGAGTGGCGCGCGAGCCACGCCCCGTCCTTCGTCGAGATCACCGGCGAGGACAGCGAGGACGATATTCCGCTGATCGTCGACGGCAACTACGTCCGCGTGCGCGGCATGAAGCTGACCGACGCGGAGATCAACAAGCTTCGCGGCGAGCTCATGGAGATGGGTGCCAAGGGCGTCACCTTCCAGGTCACGCGCGAGACCGTCTCCGTGCGCGGCACGACGACCGTGTCCAAGGGCACGACGCTCGACCAGTCCGTCGACACCTTCATCGATCAGAAAAAGGACATCGATCCCGATCTTCTGCCGCTGGTCAAAGCAGGCGCAGCCCAGATCCTCACCGACGTCCGGAGTGTCACATCATGATGAAGCTGCCATACGCCCTCGGGTTCGAGATCGAACACACCGATGAAGAGTGGCCGACGGCCGCCCAGATTCGCCGCGCTCTCCAAGAGAAGCTTGATCGCCTTGGCGACCTGGAGCTGGAGCAGGAAATCTTCGAAAACCACTTCGACTAGCTCCCGAACGCTACCGCCCGCAATCCGAATTGTGCTGCGCTAGTTTCATTCTAGCGCAGCAAAACAGAGCACAAAACATGCAGCTTTTCACCGTCAAGATGATCGCGAAGCGGTTCATCTCCCTGTTCGATTTCAACGGCGACAAGACCGGCGAGCGGGTCGAGGAGATCCCGACGGTCTATCGCGATCTGCCGTTTCAGACGGCGCAGACCTATCAGCGCATCTTCCCCGACAACAAGGTCGAGATCGAGGCCCAGGCGCCCGAACCGGTGCGCGGCTCGATGAACGGCGGCGCCCGCTACGAGCGCGGTCCCAAGACCTGGCCGAAGCCCCATGCGGTCGTCGTCGACAGCAAGGGCGTCGTCAAGAAGGTCCCGGTGACGAGCACCCTATCCGCAGCGCAGACCGGCGACATGGCCGCAGCGATCAATGCGGAGCTGGAGTCGTGAGGTTCAAGATCAAGGATTGGGTGCGCTCCGTGCCCGTCAAATACAAGGGCTCGTTCAACGGGCAGATCGTGGACAAGATCGGCAACGAGTGGGTCGTCCGCGACGCCGAGAAGCGCAAATGGCTGCGCACCACCGACGAACTGCGAATCCTCGAGAAGGAGAGCGTCTGATGCCCACGTTCACGATCGAGCGGACCTACGACGTCCCACACTTCCGTCAGGAAACCTACGAGGCAGCCAGTATCGAGGAGGCGCTCAAGATGGACGCCAAGAATGACGAGTGGGAGGGCCAAAAGGCCGACTGGGATTGCTGCGGCCCCGAGCGCGTCACCGGCGCCTGGGAAGGTGATCGCGCCTATGTCGGCAAGGATTTGTTGAGCAAGGAGACCGTCTAATGATTACCGGCAACGATCTGATCGCCTGGGGCTTCAAGCCTGGCCCGTGGTTCAAGGCTGCGATCGCGCACGCCAATATCATGAAGGAGGCTGGCGCTACCGACGCCGAGCTGCCGGCGCTTTTGCAAAGCTACGCCCCGCCCGAGCCCGTCTACATTCCACGCCGCGCGAAGGGTGAGCATCTCCGCTATCACTCCAACATCGAAGCGGAGAACGAGGGCGACTGGGAGAACATCAATGCCGTCCACGCCCACATGGACGAGTTGATGCGCGTCCCGACGATCAAGGCTGGCGCCGTGATGCCTGACGCCTGTCCTGCGGGCCAGGCACCCGGCACCATCCCAGTCGGCGGCGTCGTCGCCTGCGAGAACGCGATCCATCCCGGCTACCACTCGGCGGACATCTGCTGCTCGATGGCGATCACGGTGCTGGGCAAGGTCGATCCGAAGCGCGTGCTCGATGCGGCGCAAATGGTGACACATTTCGGCCCCGGCGGACGCAGCACTTGTCCGGACCTTCAGCGGCTATCTTCGCTCGCGCTGGAAGTCGGCAACAACCCCTTCCTCAACACCGAGCAAATGGGCTCGGCGATGCGCCATCACTTTGGCACCCAGGGCGACGGCAACCACTTCTTCTATGTCGGAACGCTCAAGTCGACCGGCGAGACCGCGATCGTGACACACCACGGGTCCCGCAAGCCCGGCGCGCTGCTCTACAAGGCGGGCATGCGCGTGGCCGAAGCGTCGACCAAGAAGATCGCGCCGAGCGTGCCTAAGCACCAGTCCTGGATCGTCGCCGACAGCGAGGAAGGCCAGGACTACTGGCGCGCGCTCCAGACGCTGCGGAAGTGGACGAAGATGAACCATTTCATGCTGCACGACTGGGTCGGCGCGATTTTGGGCTTCTACGGCAAGGATCGCTTCTGGAACGAGCATAACTTCGTGTTCCAGCGCACGGACGGCCTGTTCTACCACGCCAAGGGCGCGACGCCGGCCTATGCCGACTTCGCCGACGACTACAGCGGCCTGACGCTGATCCCGATGAACATGGGCGAGCCGATCCTGATCGCCAGCGGGCTCAACGCTCCGAATGGTCTCGGGTTCGCGCCGCACGGCGCCGGCCGCAACTACAGCCGCACCGCGCACAAGGCCCAGGTCGACCAGAAGATCGCCGGCGGCATGAAGTATGGCGAAGCGACGGGCCTGTCGGACAACATCGACGTGCGCTGGTTCTCCGGCACGCCGGACGTCAGCGAAATGCCATTCGGCTACAAGCCCGCCAGCTCAATCCGTCGTCAGATCGCTACATATAATTTGACGCGCATTGTCGATGAGGTGCTGCCCTACGGCTGCATCATGGCCGGCGAGTTCGATTGGCGCGAGGCAGGCAAGCGACTGGGAGAGATGGCATGACCAAGGCCTACATCTACGCGAACGACTACCACCCCGACGCCGGCAAGCTTGAGCCGGGGCAGTTCAGCGCCCGCGGCAACTACGGCGAACTGATCTGCGACGTCGCATCCGGCAAGGTGGTCAAGTATCTCGCGGACACTGATGTCGACGAGGAGCAGAACTACGAGGACATCGAGGCTCTCGATCTCGCCGAATTCGAGAAGGAAAACGGTCACTGGGTCGAGGATGGCGCCTTTTATGACGTCCTGGACTTCGAGGCGATCGTCAAGGCGGGAGTATCCTGATGTGGATCAACGTTGATCAGGACGAAGCTCTGGTGATCGCCGGCCGCATGGCCGAGACGCATCCCGACCTCGCGGAGCGCATTCATGCAGGTCTAGCGGATCTGACCAATGCTGACGCGGAGGCGTTGCGCTTGCAGGCGGAGGGGCAATACGCCACCGACGACTGCGAAATCGACGACGGGGCGACCGTTTCGCGCGGCGATCTCGGCGCGTTCGTGATGGCGTGGGTCTATGTGAGTTTTGAGGACGCCGGCTTGCACGCCGAAGAAGACGAGGACGAGGAATGAAATTCGGCACTCTGACGATTGAGAATTTTATGGCCCTTGGGGAGGCCACCGTCAACTTGGCGGATCGAGGCTTGGTGCTCATTTCGGGCATCAACGAGTTCGAGAGCAGCGCCGACTCCAACGGCGCCGGCAAATCCTCGATCGCCGACGCGCTGTCGTGGGTGCTCTACGGCACCACCGCGCGCGGAGAGAGCGGCGACGATATCGTCAATAACGAGGTCGGCAAGAACTGCCGTGTCGAGGTGACCGTTTCCGAGGGTGACGACGAATACAAGATCACGCGCCACCGCAAGCACAAGACCGGCAAGAACATGCTCAAGGTAGAGCACCTGCCGGTCGGCGTCGGCGCCCCGAAAGACCTCACCAAGGGCACCGACAAGCTGACCCAGACGGTCGTGGAGCAGATCATCGGCTGTTCCCATGACGTGTTCTGCGGCGCGGTCTACGCCGGCCAGGAGCGCATGCCTGACCTGCCGGGCATGACCGACAAGCAACTCAAGATGCTGATCGAGGAAGCCTCCGGCGCCACCGTGCTCGAGGCCTGCTACCTCGCAGCCAATACCAAGGTGCGCGAGACCGAGCGGGCGTTCACCGACGCCACCGCGGCGCTCGTGACCTTCGGCCGGCATGTGACCGATGCCGAGGCTTCGCTGGCGAACGCACAGACGAATCTGGCGCAATGGGCGAATGACCGCAAGGTTGAGCTCCTGGCGATGGGTGCGCAAGGCCGCGCCAAGAAGGCGGAGATCGAGGAGCAGATCGCGGACCTGGCGAAGCTGGGCGACGCGGTCATTATCCGCAACCGCATCGAGGCGCTGGACAAACAGATCGCCGATGTAGCAGTCGAACAGGCCGAAGACCGGCGACTTTCCGACCTGTTCGAGAAGGCGAGCCGGGCCTATTCGGCTGCCGGTCAGCAGGGCAAGAATCTGGAACTCACCTTGATCCGCGCCAAGCGTCGGGTTGAGGAGGTTGACCATTCTGTGGGCTGTCCCTGCGATCGCTGCGACCGTCCGTTCTCGGCCGAGGATATCGAGCCGGCCAAGAAGCTCGCCTTGATCGAGGTCGAGCGGGTCGAAAGTGAAATCGCAGACGCGAAAGCTGCTCTGGACGCTGCATTGCTCGCGTTCAATAGCGCAGGGGAAGCGCGGGACGCTTATCGCGCTGCAATGACTGATGTCAGTCAAGCGAACAGAGCACGCGCTGCACTTCAAACCAAACTCGACGTCATCCGCACCGCGGAGCACGCGCTCCAGCGGGACCAGGTGGCACTCAGGACCATCGTGGACCAGATCAAGGCGAAGCGGGACGAGGAGAACCCCTGGACCGACGAGATTGCCCGCTGTGAGCGGCTGATCGAGGATCGCAAGAAGGCCCACCACAACGCCCAGACGGTCGAGGCGGAGAAACAGCGCGACTTCAAGGTCGCAAAGCACACCGCTGACGTCTTCTCCCCGACCGGCGTGCGGGCGTTCCTGCTGGACGAGGTCACGCCCTTCCTCAACGACCAGACGGCGAAGTATCTGGGCACCCTGTCGGATGGCAACATCTCGGCGACCTGGACGACGCTGGTCAAGAACGCGAAAGGTGAGCTCCGCGAGAAGTTCTCGATCGAGGTGGAGAACGCGAACGGGGGCAAGAAATTCGGCCTGGTGTCCGGCGGCGAGAAGCGCAAGGTCCGCGTGGCCTGTGCGCTGGCCCTGCAAGACCTGGTCGCCCGCCGCGCCACCAAGCCCATCGAGCTATTCGTCGGCGACGAGATCGACGACGCGCTGGACCGTGCCGGCCAGGAGCGCCTGATCCAGATCCTCGAGGAGAAGGCCCGCGAGCGCGGCTCGGTGTTCATCGTGTCGCATGCCGACCTTAAGGATTGGATCCGCAACCAGATCACCGTGAAGCGCACCGGCCCGCGCTCGACCATCGAGGAGACGACGTCATGAGCATCAAGGAGCAGTGCGCGGCGCTAGCAAAGCGCCTCTGGAGTATCCACCCGCGCGAGATCCAAGATATAGGGGTCACGCGAGAGCAATTCTACGCCGCGGAGATCGAGAAGCTGGTTGTGGCGCATCAGCGCTCATCTGCCGCGACTGAGCAGGCGACCGGTCGATACGAATTTCCCTACAATCGGACATTCGCCGCGATCGCAGCCGCGACCTCCGTTTATGCGGAAGGTGTCGGCGTCAACGTTTCGGTGAAGGCGTTTCAGGAAGCGTTCAATAGCTTCCCCGACGCCCAGCCCCTCAATAAACCGCAGGGAGTGTCAGAGACCGCGTGGCGCATCGAGCACGACGGTTTCGAGGGTGTCAAAATTGGCAGTTACGTCACGCTCGAAGGCAAGCGCGGCGTGGTGCTGCAACAGATTGGAACGCGTGTAGTCCACGTCTATGGCGAGAAGTGGCTTACGTCCCCGCTGTCGCGCCCGGAGAGCAAGTGATGGAGCTGTTCACCGTCTCCGATGTGGCCAGTCCCGCAGACGACGAATTGCCGTCATACAGCGATCCGGGCCGTGTGCTGTTCTGGATCCGACCTGTTCCCAATGA